TTTACCGTTCAAAGCGACGGGCCTTGTGTATACTGTGCTGATATCGCCACACGCGCCAAAGCCAAAAAATGTTGTGCTTTCCACCAGACTTTTTAAAACTCCGGCGGTATCACGTTGCGCGGGCAAAGATGTAGCTGTATATCCGCAAAGCGTTCCATACCATCCACAAGTCCCCTCGATAACCGTTATCCAGTTCGGCCCATCGCTGTATGAATAACACTCGTTGACATAGCCAGACCATGCCAGATAGACCTTGTGTTGCGATTTATAGCCGATTGAAAATTTTATCTGTTGGCGTTCCAGTTCTGAAGTCTGATTGCAAAGATGGAATAGGTCATTCCTTGTTTCCGGCGCAAGATTATAAACGCGGAAGCTGGCATCGGTATTTGCCGCCAAAGAACCTTGATTGGTTTCAAATTCCACCGTCAATGGAAACTGGATAACATAATGGTTTTGAAGCGACGGATTAGCCGTTTCTTCAATCTTCCCGACTTTATCCACAACGCTTGTTATCGGCATTTGACCGTCCACCTGTAGGACGTAATCGCGTGTCCATTTAGGCAGATTTTGAACGGTCATAATGTCCCCAAGAATATGTTTTCTTCTACATAGGTTACGTCGGTATTGGTCGTTGTGTTGTCCAGCACATACAGCGAGATGCGCCCTGTTGAGAAATCCTGCAAGGTAAAAGGGTCTGCACCGTCGGTAGATACCACCGCCAGTCCAAAGGGTATCACGCGCCGGAATGAACGCAGTAAATTGGGATGGACACAAAGCATAAGTCCATTGGCTGTAAATGTGCTGTTATACGATACGTTGAGAACCCATCTCTGCAATCTTGGTCTAAAAACAAAAGTGAAAATTACAGACGAACCGTCGCTTAATTTGACGGATGTCTGCTGGCTAGGGCTATCGTCAAGCGTGTCTACCGTTATCATAAATCCCCGTTAATCAAAACTGTCAAGCAAATTTGTGTTTTCCACTATTGTTCCTGTCCCAATGCTTTTATTGACAGGGCTAAAGGCCCTTTGCTGTAGTCCAACAATCGGGTCGCCCACCTGTGCCAATGTGGAATCCACAATGCGAACCTGCACAAGCGTAATTGTAAAATTTGTCCAGAATTTTGAATCTTCAGGGCTTGTAACCTCTATGGATTCTATCGCCATGTTGTGAAATATCTGGTATGGCATGAACAGAGTAACAAAACTTCTGCTTACGCGCAAAGATTCCAGTTGCCCATAAGCCTGTGCCTGTTTACTTTTGGCTTTCGTCCCGGCAATCAGATTCAACACCTTGTTCGCCTTGGCGACATCGGCATTAATTTTATTCATTACATTCTGCGCTGTGCTTACCGCGTTTTGCATTTTAGCAACAGCCCCCGGCGTGTAGTTCCCCAAATATGACTGCACAACGGTCATGTTTGACTGGATAGTGCTTAACAGCGCACTAACGCCTGTAGGTGGCTTTTGGACAAGTTCGCCGCATAAACCCTTCAAGGTGAATCTGCGCGACTTAAAGGCCATGTGGTCTTGCACAAAATTCTTGCTTTCCACATAATGCTCGGTTATTTCAGAACGGAATTCGCCTTTGGATTCGTCACAATAGTCAAAGACAAACCCGCCAGTTTGAGGGTCATTTATAGATATGACTGTCTGCAAGTCCGGCGAAACTATGCTGTTGTAAAAAGAAGCATAATCATTGACGGTATTGCCAATATCCGCAATGTCATTATTTATAGTTTCTTCTGTATCTAGAGTATTTGACGCTGCCGTGCTTGTCCATGCCATAATTACCTCTGCGCCGCCGTCTGCAATTTGTTGACATTGCCTTGCGCCGTGCTACGCTCTTTCTGCACTTGCCGGACACCGCTTGCGGCACTTTGCGTTACGCTGTCAAGCGTCTTGCTATCAACAGCCCCGCCAAAATGAAAATTCTGATTCACGGTAAAGGTATCGCCACCACCCGCAAATGCTGGCATGGGGAATCCGCCTAAGCCACTCGCCCATGTGGTTTTACCCTGAAGGATACTGCTTATCGCCTTAGAAAATCCTGATGGGTCAGAATATTGTCCTGTTCCCTTTTGCCCCTTTTTGATTTTATCAGACAAATCCGCGCCCAACAATGCGCCAACAGTTCCGGCTGTTGCGATTACTGGCGCAGTCATAGCACCGGGGGCTATTAATCCTACCCCCAATAATGCAAGAAGCGCACCCAATGAACCCCCTGGAATGTTGGCAGACAACAGCTTCAAGACACCTGTCAATGCGTCTAAAAACATGGTCGCTGGTTTCCAGCCCACAGCAAGCACAGCATTTGAAAATGCCCTGAAAGCCGCAGTAAGCGAAACAATCTTTAGCCGCAATTCTTCTGCGTCCTGCAACTGCTGTTTGTTAGGCTCAAACTTCATGCCCGCTTTCTGCCATTTGGCAAATTCTTTATCACTTGCACCAAGCATACCTATGAACTCTTGCGAAAGCCCAAGCTGTGAAGCCATGATGCCTGAAACAAGGGCTTCCCGGCCTGTCTTTCTTGCCTGAAGCATTACCTCTCTCAATGCGGCAACGTGTTGCTCTGTTGTGCCTTCTACGCTGATACCAAGCAATTGCCAGCCTTTAGTATCACCGCCAAGGCTATGCAACATAGCTAAGCTTTGGGATAACTGCGCTATGTTGCCCACAACAGCCGAGGCAGACACGCCCGCGCCTCTTGCGGCGGCATCCCATTTTCTGAATGTATCCAACGACAGGCCGCTTACATTATGGAACTGGCGCATTTCTACCGCCATGTCCATTGTGGCGAATATGTTCTTGCGTATGGCATTGCCAAGCAACGCTAGACCTGTCACGCCCACCATTGTCGCTATATTTATGCCAGCAAGAGAACTTGCAAATTTACCGAGCGTAGATGGAGCGTCTCCCATGTTAATTCCAAGTTTTACGAAGTATTCACCTGCGTTCATTTTCTTGCCTCTGTCCTGTTCATTTCAATATAGGCGCGTTCATAATCGACCTTAAACGCCTCGTATTCAACGGCAAGCATTACCAAGTCGGCCCTCATTCCAAGCACCCTTTCAGGGTCGCCGCCAGCAAAGCCGCTACTTGCCATTTTGACGGCTATGCCCCGCGCTTCATCTACTTTGATTCTGGTACGGGGACATTTGCTACCGTCGGAGGTACTGCCTTCAACAGTGAAATGAGGGCCTTCATAAAAGGACGCATATTGACTTCTAAAATCTTAGCGCAGATTTTATAAAAGTCCTCTCTGGCCTTCTCGCCATATTTCGGATTGTTGAACAGTTCCATGTCTATTTTGGTGTCCGGCCCTGTCATGCCTTGCGGCATATACCGCGCCGATTCCGCGCACTTCATGATACATTCTTGAACAACAGGGCTGGAAGCCACCGCCATAACACGGTCTACCAAGACTGAACCGGCAGAGCCTAAATCGCCGGACGACATGGCAACGCCTATCTTGTTTACATCAAGGTCTGCCACGCCGACACCGCGCAACGCCTTTACCAGTTCATTGTGCAGATTCATTACATCACCGAATGATGCGGGCTGGATACGAAGCCCCGCACCACTCGGCATTGCAAATATTTCACCTGTCATAATTTTCCCCTTTCCTTTCGCTTACTGGATAGACCGGCTGTTGTTGAGGAAGTCTATTTCATAAACCGCAACGCTCTGGTCTGTGTCGCCCTCGGCGTTCGATTTCGCATTGGGCCACCGTTTGAAAATGCCGCCCGTAAGCTGGTACACAACGTCATGCGTTTTGCCAGAGCCGTCGCCCACACGCTTTGTGAACGAGCCAGACATCAGACTGAACGAAGCGAAATCGGACAGCATATCGCTAAGTAGGCTGTTCAGCGTTACGTCTGTATCGCTTCCAAGCAACACGCGCATTGTAACCTTCACAATCCTGCCTGTCTGATCAAGCGCGTATATCGTGTTTCCGTCCTTGGAAGTTTTCATCTTGGCAAGGTCGTTGTCAAATGCCAGAGTACAATAATCTCCGTCGGCAACGCCTGTCATTATAGTGCCGTTTATCACGGCGGTATCGCTTCCTGTTAATGATACAAGAGCCATTGTCATTTCTCCTTATTCGTTGACATTCACTATTACGCTGGAACTGTGAATCGCGCCAGCCAGTTTCAAAGCTATCTGGATAAGCGGAGCATTGCGAGCCGCACGGTCTGTAGAAGACTGGTCAGCCACCGGCGCAGAATAAATATAGAAGCCGATTTTTTCTATATTGCGCCGAAGCGATACAGGGTCGCCAAATGTGTCAGGGCTTGTCCATGAACCGGGAGCCGATACGCCAGCCGTTACCGCCTGTGTGCAAGCCTGACGGTATGCGTCTTTCAGCCCGTTCATGCCATCTTCTGTCTGCGGGATTTTGGTGTTTGTTCCCGCCAGATAGTTGAAGCCGTAGGTCTGTAACGCGAACTTCACCCACTTCAGGTTATACACATAATCAAAGAATTCGTTCATGCCTGAAGTGAACAGGCCCGCAACCCCGCCGATATTCACATACACGTCTATACCAGCCGCCTGTGCCTGTGTGAGATATGTCTGATTCATTGTGGTGTCGGACACAATATTTTGCAGTTGTTTCAGATTCATGGTAGCCGCGGTTTTACTGCCAGAGAAATCAACAGACAATGCGCGTCCGGCATACGCTGAAGCAAACATCTGCGTCTGTTTTGTGTTTGCGCCGTTGTAAAGCGTTACGCCGTAGTACAGCATACGGCAACTGGTCTGTCCGGCAGAGCGCACAAGGTCGCACATGGAGCCTGTTGTAAGCTGTGTGATATCGCTTGTGGCATAGAAGAACATTTTGTCTATGCTCTGAACATAAGCGCACAAATTGGCAAATGCCGTGGCATTGCTCATTTCCTCGTCAATGAGTATGCCGTAGTAGTATATCGTGTCTTTTGTACGGAGGATTGCGGCCTGTGTAGTTTCGGAGGAAGAAGTTTCCCGCGGCACAACAACAAGATACCCGCCGGTAAGAAGCGGATTAGGATTTTGCGCGAAAAAGTTTGTAGCAATGGCAAACGCGCTGGACGTGCTACCGAAGTCAGTAGCCACATCAGACGCGGTTTTATAAACGCCATAGGTCTGACCGCTACCCCACCCCGTCGGCGTTTCTTGCGAAAATAGCGCGGCGGTGTTAATATTAGGAACACCCAATTCCACACCTGCGCTGGTAACGCTTACATTTATGACATTGGAAATGTCGATTACTGAATTAGACATCTGGATAAACCTCCGGCGTTTGGAATGTATCGTAGTAAGCTGCCGTCTTTATCTTGCTATGCAAAGCAGTTACCGATATGACTGTCGTAAATCTTTTCAGCCTTGCCGTCGCTTCAAGCGATTCTACCGGCATAAGCGGTTCTGTCTGACGCGCTATCTGCATATTGTTCTCGGCCTGTTGTTGCCGGGAATATATGGAGCCAAGAGCCATGATTATTTCTTCCTTGCGCGTCCTTGCGCTGTCGTCGTAACTAAGCGCGTCTATCTGTATCAGGTGAAGCATGGTTACTTCTTGGACTTCTGAAACCACGTTGTTTATCGTCTGGACTGTGTTTGCTGTGGATAATAAACAGCTACATAAAGTCCTTGGTTATTTGGCATTATCCACTTTTCGTTTTTGAGCATAACATAACCGTCTGCCAGCCCAAGTTCCGTCTGGATAATGTCTGCGATAACCTTTGCTACCTCTGTAGCCATAATCAGGACTCCGGCTTCTCTACAAGCTGATACTCATAAAATCCGGCATGATGCCAGTCTGAACGCGACATTACGCGGTACTCTTTCCCGCATTGGTCTTTTACAATCCAGTCCAGCAACAGATTTTCCTTGCAGACAAGCGTCCACCACATCCATGTGCGCTCACCTTCGGGTTTTATAAGCAACTGGCGTTCCGGCAAGGGCTGGAATACGCCGCCAAACCATTTGGTTTCAACAAGCGTTTCCTGCGACTGAAAGTCCACCGCCGCCTTGCTTACTACGGCGAATTGCGCTGTGGTGGAAAAACCCGCTATCACCGATTTCATGTTCGGTATCATTCGCCTTTTACCACCCTAGATGATATTGACCGCCGCAATGCGCCTGTGTCTATCAATGGCTTGTCGCTCCCTTTATGCTCGGCCCACCAAGGACTATTGCGAGGCCAGTCATTCTTTTCAAAGGTATCGTCAACAACGCGCCTTGCCGATATGCCTAAAGTCTTATACCAACGTTCCAGCCTCCCTTCCATTAGCGCGTTCACAAACACCGTCTGCGCGTCGGCAAATATCTTGCCACCATGAAGTCTTATCGGTACTTTCAGAAATGAACGGGCTGGCACTACAACGTCCCTGTGCGCTTCGCCATCCACCCAAAGCGACGTGGTGTATCCGTTCTCCTGTAAGTAGCCTATCTCGGCGTTTGTAGAGCCGTGTGCCCCACCAAGTTCAACTACGCCCGCCCGCTGCCCAGCCGTTCCTCTTGCGTTCTTGTTGCCAAATATACCGACGTGGACTTCATAATTGCGCGTTTTCAACAGCGTTTCCAAGGCTTTGCCAAGTTTAGTGAAATCCATCTTTATATTGCTTGCCCCTATCGTCTTATTTGTGGGGGTGGCGAACATTTTTATTATTTCACCCGACGTTTTATCTGCCATAATCAGGGCGCAATGAATGGGTCATGCTCTCCGGCTACCACCATGATAAGCCCTTTTAGCCGAGGCGCAAGCATCTGAACATACCGTTTGCCATATTCGGTTTCCCAAAAAGGCATAAGTCCGGCGTGTTTCCTTACCCATTCCGGTATCTCCACATAAGATGTTGAGATAGAGCCAACACTTTTATTTTGCGTTACGCCTTCTGACCTATTTTCTGTACCACGGTTTGTTACGACGGGGCAAAGGCCACCCGCCGCCTGTATATTAACGACAAGCATATGTGCGGAAGCATAAAGATAAGCCTGATTTACCGTCGAGCTATCCCAAAGGCTTGCGTTAAAAACCGCAAGCGTATCGTTCAATGCTCTCGTTATATCGGCATCCTGCACACTGTCAAGGCCGGAACCGTATACGAATTCACGGTTAAAAAATGCCTTGAAGTCGGTAATTGTTACAGGCGGCGTAGCCATTTTGGATCCTATTTGCCCTTCGATTTATCGTCAGGGGCCATTGCCGCCAGCTTATCTTTCATGGCCTTGTTTTCAGCCTGTAGCCTTTCCAGTTCCGATATTTCGGGAACGATAGACGCGGCATCCACAAAATCATGATACTGCATCAGCTTCACGGCCTCTGCCGCCGGGAGGGATATGCTTCCCCCCGGCAGGATTGTCTTGCCGCCCACTATGCGCTTGCCAAGACCTTTGTTAATAAGAACTTTCATTCCTTCTGCCATGATTCATGTTCTCCTTAAACGTGGTCGATGTAAAGCATCTGCGGGATGCGATAGGCGATTGCGCCGGTGAACTGTGCGTAAGACACCACGTTCCATGTGAAGTTATCGCTTGTGCCGGGCGCGTTCAGCGTGTACGCCAGCGGTATGTCCATCTTCACCACTTCGGGGTCATGGCGATACAGAACATAGCGGTATGTGCCGTTGGTGGCCCAATAGCCCGCGTTCACGGACATGTTGGCATAGGTCAGCGGAAGTATCTGGAAATCAGGGCCGCAAATGCGCTTAAAGGCATCTTCCAAGGCGGTGATTTTCTGGATATTCGGATACTGCGGCGAAACGAAGGAAGCCAATCCCACGAAGTCAGCCATCGGGATGACAAACCTGTTCGGGAAGGCGGTTTCATTCGAGTTGGTACGATAGGCCGCTATCACCGCAGAAACAAAAGTGTTGAAGTCGGAATACGACAGCGCACTTATGTTGCCGGACAGCAGGGAGGTATTGATGGTAACGGCGGGATTGGACAGAAGGCCGGGGCAGTTTGTCAGGTCGCCCATGTGTCCAAGGAAAGCCGCTTGCTGAAGTCCAAGGTCGAACACCTTCTTGTTGGCTTTGGCCTGTGCTTCAACGATATTCCAGTTATTCAGCGCAAGAGCCTTGTTGATTTCAAAGGTGTTGTACTGATAGCCGCCCACCCAGTAGTACGCCTGTGCATTGACCGGCGTAACGCCTATCGAGGTGTTGATTTTGCGGGTCGGGCCAGAAGCGAGGCTCTGAACGCCAGTCCAGAAATCGCCGGTGTTGTTCAGATAGGTAAGATTGGTCTTGATATTTTCCATCCACGCAGCGACACCCATTTCCACCGGGATATAGTCGCTTATCTTCCGTCCGTCCAGTTCGTAGAAAACTTGGTCTACAGTCTTGGCATGGATGAAAGTTGTGGTCTGGATTGTATACTGATAGCCCATCGAAGAAGTATCAACCTGACCATTGGAGTTCAGAAGTTTCATCCCCGCTTCATACTTGATGGAATTAAGCAGGGGCGACTTAAGAACTTCTTTTGCATTAATCGGATTCACGCTTGTTATCATGTTCGTTTATTCTCCTTTACTGAACGACGGGCGGCAACACCGCGCACCGGCAAGTCATGCCAGATGTGGCATAATCAAGACAGAGGAATTTGGGCGGGTTAGAGGCTACCACCTGAACCGCGCCGGAAGCAGTTTCAAGCTGCGAGCCGGGAGTAACAGTACCTGCCGCAACCTGAACAGAAACGGGGCCAATATTCGCCAGAAGGTCACAGGCATCGCCCGCGCTGAAGGAAGAAGCCTTGAGATCGCGCTGAAGAACGCCAATGCCTATTTCATTGTCGGCGGCGGCAACCACCCACGGAAGGCCGGGGATTGTCTGTGTGGTATCGAACTTCACGAAATCGCCAGCCTTGAGCGCAGTAGCCTGATTCGGGCTTATCTGCACCGCGATGGCATAACCACCACCCGCGCCAAGATTGAGCGCGGCATCGCCACGATTGGCAGTAGGCGCGAACTGACATATATCCTGATAAGTTGTTGTCATTTACTTTTTTTCTCCTTGTTAGATTCTTTTGCCAGCTTCGAGGCGGTCAGCCTGAAGAACCGGCATAGCATTTTCACAATTTCCATCGCCGCGTGTTTCAGCAGCTTTGGCAAGTGCGGCCTGTGCTTCGGCTTTCGCGGCGGCATTGGCAACTTTTGCTGGCTCGGCAACTGTTTTCTTTTCCGGCTCGGTAACAGGCTTGGGGTCAGGCTTGGCTTCGGTTTTGTCATCGCTGTTTACCACCTTTTTCTGGACTTCCGCATATTCGGCTTTGAGTTCGGCTACTGTGATTGTCTTGCCATTCTCAAGCGTTATGACGGATTCATCAGTAAGGTTAGCCTCTACAGTTTTGGAATTATCCAGCGCGGTGTGTGCCGCTATGAGGTCGCCAACCGATACTTCGGAATCACCCATTTTGACTTTGGCATCGTGGTTTATTTCTACGGAATTTTCCACGCCGCCAATTTTGAACTTCATCATCAGCTTTTTCATCGTGTCCTTTACAGACATTTTGTTTTCTCCTTTTGAATTCCGCAGTATTTGAGAACCCTCATAACGCGGATTGGGAACTATTGCCAGATGTTCATATTCGCCGCCTATCACCTTACCATCGTAGGGAATGTTGTGCCAAATCCCCGGCGTAGCGTCTATCTCTGGAACATATGAACATGACAGCGCAAATTGTCCGTTTGTGCAATTCTTTTCGGCCTCGGTATCCCATACCATGAAGCTGGCCCAATCCCACCCGTCAGCCATGCCCTGATTACCGATAACCACGCCTACAGCCTTCCCCTGCGTGATATCTTCCGGCTTTACGTCCTCGGCAGGATGCATGAAATTATAGACAGGCTTGCCAACAAATGTTTCACGCAGTTTTGCTATCGCTTCACGGTCAACATAAAGCGTCATGCCCTTTTCATGCGTTATGGGATTTTCAAGACCTTCGTAATGCACAACTCCCGGCTCCAAGTGGCATCCCCTGAACATTTTCCCGAACTGTGCATGATTCTGAATCTCAGTCTTGTTAACCACCATATCATGCTTTTCGATAACGGAATTAGACAGGCTGTTGATGCGCCATTCTTTATAAGCCACAGCCACGCGCTGTTTCTGGTCAGGGAACTCTTTCTGCATAACTTCGTCAGCCATAAACCGGCTGATAAAATCTTCTTGTTTTTCGCCCTTGCTCGGCTTCGGAATCGGCATCTTTTCTCCTAAAAACAAAAAACGGGATAGCACCTTTTTACAGGCACTATCCCGTCTTACGGGCAAATCTTACGCAAATTGTCCCCGCTTTTTTTAATTGAACTCTGCGGGATTGTCTTTCAAAAGCCTTTTGGTCTGCACTATTTTGCCACGGTCACCAACCACTATCAACTCAAAAAAACCGTGTTCCAGCAATTGCCTCAATTTAAGTATAACTTTTTCTTCTGCTTTTGTCAACACAAATTCTTTGTCTGGCATTATTCCCCCGGCAGAATCGGATAATCTAAGCACCGACAACCCCATATGCCACCGGGATTCGCCGTAGTGCCGGTAGCTCTGTCAGCAACCGGCGGCCTATCATAGCTGAATCGCTTCCCATTCAAAAGCCTATGGTCTTGCCTTACGCGGGAATCGCCGCTTGTGCGCCAGAAATATTCCACTATCCCCACTTCCGCAAATTCATTCTTGCGGAACTCCGACATAAAAATACTGGTTTCGGTCTTGGCAAGAAATTCAGATTTACGACGGGAAACATTGAATTTATGCGCTATCTTTCCTGCCAGAATGTCAAATCTATATCCGGCCCTTGCGCTTTCTTCAACATCGGCACGGAGCGATAATATCATGTCCTTGTTGAAATCTTGGATACTAAGCGCAAGATTCTCTGAATAATCCCTTGCCAAATTCTTCTTGCTGTTTTCTTCAAGAACAGGCACGAACGCCAATTGCGCCGCCGATTCTTTGAATCCCTTTTCTATCTTCCCGACAACGCCATCGGCAGGGACATGGAAAATGCTTGGTATGCCTTCGGTAAGCGTAAGCAACTTTTCGTCAAGAAGCCTAGCCAATTCCCGATAGGTCTGTTGCGCCGTGCTTTCGTACACGGCTGATTGCATGGCTATGTGCGGCGGGACGCGGGCCGGCTCTAAAAAGAAAAACTTCCTGCGCTCGTTATACCGTGCGCCGATAGCCACTAACGCCCTTGTTATCGCGGCGTTGAATTCTCCGCTGAAAATGCCATTTCTATACTGAATCTTGCCGGACAGGATAGCCGCCACCAATGCGTCCGACGGGATAGCGTTCACTATCGCAAGGGTCTTTTTCTGCGGATTATTGCGCCTGATTATGCCCACAAGAGGCGCAAACAAAAAAGATACAGCCGCCCCATTTATGCCTTCTTCTATGTCGGCATAATACGCTTTTGTCATGCGTTGGGGCGGCAATAATTTCATCAGCTTTTTGCCATCGGCATTTCAGCTACGCGCCGTATTTCAGGCTTGTGCGGCATGCCATCTCCATCAAGCGTTCGGAATATCGCCCGCTGTGCCAGCGCAAGCATCCCTAGCGCGATTATCTGATTCTGCGGCATAGAGAAATTTGTCATGCCGGTTTTGGTGTCAAGCGTGATTACGAATGTAAGCGTCTTGTTGTCCTGTTCCTGCGGTTTTGCCTGTTCTACTTTTTCTTCTGCCATATTATCCCCTCCGGTTATTTATTTGAACTTTTGTATTCCCATCCCCCGCTTGGAGCGCGACGGCGTAATGCTCCTGAAGGGCCGTACATCCAGTTACCATACTTCTTGCCGTCTTTGCTTTTTACTTTCCCGTCGCCGTCGGACTTGTCAGCCATACCGCCGTCGCTTTCACCGCCGCCAGCATCGCCGGACATTCCTGTTGCGGCAAGCAAATCATCCCTGTCAACTTCGCCATGCAACGCGGCTGTTTCTATCGGCGTTATGCCTTCCTTATGGCATATTATAGCATATTCCTGCGGCGTGGTTATACCCCTGTCCAAGTCGGCGGCATAGCGTGTATGCTTGGAAGATTTTATATGTTCTTCCTGCTCGGACGACATCTCGCGCAAGGGCTTGAATCTGAAATGGATATTATGCTCTGCGCCGAAACAAGCATACGCGCAAATGTTGAACACTCGCCGCATGAAATTACGTAGAGGATATCTTATCTCGCTTTCAATCATCATGTTGTAATTTTCGATATCATCTTCACCGGAATTGAAGCCAGACGCGCTCTGTCCGAAAAGTTTTGTCTGCGGTATACCTGTCATGCAAGACAGCCAGCCTTTTATAGCCTCGTTTATGTCGCCAAGACCGCTAAAAGAAAGCTGTTTTTGCTCGTATTCATCGTCATGCGGCATAATGACCGCATTGTTATAATTCTTCATCTGGTTCGTAAGCTGTATGCGCTGGAACACCTTTGCTACGCCTTCCTGCGACATAAGCGTTTCTTCCAGTCCTTCCACGCGATAAACGTCCACCTTCGCTTCTTCAAGAAGCTCGTACAGCACATTTCTATGGCGCAAAAACAACAACAGGTCAGGCACAATGCGCTCAAGCTCTGACATACCCCATCCCTGCAACTGTTGACGGATGATATGCGGGGCGCGTTTGCCGCTATAAAGTATCACGCGGCTACGGTCTATCGGATTGCCGTAAAACATATACTGCGGGCTTTCTTTGACGGGGGAATTCAACTCCCAACGGTTAGCATCATAGAACATGACCGGCCCTTCGATAAGCGCAGGATATGAAAATTTAAGATTAGGGAAATCAAACGCATTGATGATAAGTCCTGAACCGCCATAAAGACGGCCCCAACATATTGTATCTATCGTGCGGTCTATCACGCCCATTTCAGCCATCCAGTCCTCAAGTTCTACAAGATTGTTATTATTGAGTGTAGAACAGGCCAAATCAAAGCCTCCCCTGAAAGCGTCCTGAACGGGCATATCTATCATCTTTTGGATAAGCCCCTGCGACTTGTACATATAGGTCAGATTTGTCCAGTTCAGCGTTAACGGCGCATAAGAATTGTTTGAGTAAAGCGGTGTGAAAGAAGTAAGATTGCTCTGCATCATCGAAGATGCAAATGCGCCTACTAGTTCGCCTAAACTATTCTCTACCTTGTCTGTTACTTTTATGTTTTCGCTCATATCCATTCCCATGCTTTCATCGTTTGGTCTATACCCAACAACACAGCGTCGCGCAAATCGTCATTCTTCGGATGGTTTGTGGTAAGCTGGTATATCAATGTGTCCCGCAATGCTTCGGGTATAGCCTTGCTTATATGCACATGGCGATTCTCGAATGAACCGCTTTTGTTTTCCAGATTGGTAAGTTTGTCCTTCACGCTCGGTATGTCTTTTACCGGCAGATTGGTACGGCGTTTCACTTCGGCGGCGAAATCCTTAAAGCCGGATATGCTCTCTATGCGGCATTGGTTCACCTTCATGCCCGCGCCACGCTCGTATGCCATCGCCTGTAACTTCTTTACGCGCTGGTCTAGCGTGATATGCCCTTGCCAAAGGTCTGCCACGAAAAAGTCATACGCCGAATTGCCTTGTATACGCGTCTTGTAAATCAGAGCAATTGCAGTCGGGTCGTTCTCGGACTTTTCGCCTATGGACGGGTCTACGCACAAGTACACGCCCAACACTTTTACGACATCGCCAAATTTTACCGTAGTCGGGTCATACTCCCAACCGTTTAGCCATGTGCGCTTGATTATGGACGTGGTGTCGTCGCGTCGCTCATTCTGCATTTCGCGGAAGAAAATAAGCGAACCCATGTTCTCCATGTCGGAGTGCAAGGTTTCAAAAGTGCGTTTCCCTTCGACGGGCCACAATATTTCCTTCTTGTCCCAGTCGGTTATTGCGCGGAAGGTCGAGGATTTTATAGACGGATTTTTTTTCAGCTTCTCCATCAAATCTTCCGCGTTGATTGCCGTCCCCTGCACATGGATGCTGACCTTTCTATCCGGTGCTTTTGTCGGATAAAGCGAACCCCAAAACCATGCGTTCTTTTTTTCTGTGGCTTCGGGATTATTTATATCTTCCTCGTCATACAAATCGTCTATCACCAGATAGTCAGGCCGGTAATTTCTGTAGTTGATACCACGGATTGACTGCCCTGCGCCGATTGTGGAAAAAATTACACCATTGTTCAATCTGAATTTGCTGGCAGTCCATACCTCTTTAGACACTTGGTCGCCATACAGTTCGCGCAAGACGGGATTTTCTTCCACTTCGCGCATGATTGACGTGTTGATTGACAACGCCTTCGGCTCGGTGGACTGCACGTTGAGATAATGCTGAAATTCCTTACCCTCGTTCAACGCCTGATAAATCGG